CCGCTCATGCGACACCCTTTGGTACGGTATCTAACCAGTTCACCAGTTGGTAATAGGGCCGATCCTGTATTGGATAATTGCCACTTCAATAATTGGTCCAACTGTTGATCCCCAGGAAAACACGCTTTATAAAAGGTGTGTTCGAATTTAAGGGCATCGACGCTACAATGCTGATCGAATCTACTTGCATCGAGCCCGATCCCTATGGGGTTCTGGTATTTACGCCACTTATGGGCGATGGCTCTCCCTTAAGCCCTGTTATCCAAACCTGACAAGACGGTCTTCTCTTTGAAAACGTCGTCAATGGAGTCCAGCATTTTCTTTTCGTTCAATCTGAGATATTGCCCTATGCAAAGGTTATATCTTTTGGATCGAGGCTGGATCGTACGGGGTACAGGATCCTTGGTGTCACATTCAAGTTTTTCCACTTTGATGAACGCTTGCACCTTAGAATCTCTCCACTGGACAGGTTTCTTCTCCAGAGAGTCAGCCGCTTTTTGATACAGTTTCCTCTTTTCAGAAGAATAGCAAGCAACGACATCGGCTATGGAGGATTTGAGCACTTGACCCTTATGAGACAATTTCCTCAACCACTCCTCGCGGAAGTAGGAAATGGAGTCAAATGCATTTTGGATTGGTTTGGGAGGCACTACTAACTCTCCCGCAGCATTTTTCACGCGAAACACTCTGCGTTCGAGACTAACTATCATATTATGTAGGGAGGTTTGATGGACGCAAACCTTCAAGCCCGCACTAACAGCAGGCAACCCCACGACTCTCTTACTTTTCATGACTCTACTGGCCCGCTTCTCAGCTACCCTGATTTCCGGGATGCCTAAAATAGGATATGGGGCATCTTCAACCGGAAAGCTGAGTGGACCGCCTAAAAATCCTCAAGGGATTTGAACCCAGCAACAGCTTTGTTCTCACGAACTGCTGTCACCAAAGTTCTTCTGGCTTGACTCTTTGGATTGTAGGCGAGCTTGACACTGTCTAAGGACTTCTGGTCGGGTGTCATGGAAAGGTAGGCTGCGGTGTATACCAATGTCCTCGTGTGGTGTTCATTTATTTTGAACTCTCCACAGATGTCACTGGCAGTTGCTCTGACTGCAGCTTCGTCTATCAATCCCATGTTGTCTCCGAAGATGGCATGGCGGTTTCTGATCCTTGTTTCAACAGCCTTTATGGCTGCTGTCATCATGCCCGGTCGCACACGTTTGATGTGCTTCCTGGCGG